ACCAAAGTAATTTATGTTCTGAGATTACATTACCTACTAACGAAGAGAGAACAGCCGTGTGTTGTTTATCTAGTGTCAACCTAGAACACTTTGATAGTTGGTCTAAAGACCCTAAGTTTATAGAAGATTTAATAACTATGCTTGATAATGTTATTGAACACTATATAGAAAATGCTATTGATACATCAAATTTAGGAGGTTATGTTGCAAATTTTAAACGTTTTAAAAAGTATATCCGAGAAGGGAAAGAAGGTTTCCTTAAGTCTGCTTACTCTGCTTATAGAGAAAGGTCTTTGGGTTTGGGAGCAATGGGTTTCCATGCTTATCTCCAGTCTAAAAAGATTCCGTTTGAGAGCATCTTTGCTACGAGTTTTAACCATAAGGCATTCAGCCATATTAAAAATTCAGCCAGTAAAGCTTCTAACAAACTTTATCATGCACGTGGCGAATGCCCTGATTTACATGGTGATGAGCTTCGCAATGCTAACCTTCTTGCTGTTGCTCCTAATGCTAGCTCTGGTATTATTTGTAGTGGGACTAGCCCTTCTATTGAGCCTTACCGTGCTAATGCATATACCCACAAAACTTTATCAGGCTCTTACCAAGTCAAAAACAAATTCTTAGTAAAGCTATTTGAAAGTAAAAAGTTAAAAGGTAAAAAGTTAGATAAGATTTGGAAGAGTATAGTAGCAGAGGAAGGTAGTGTTCAACACTTAACTGAACTTACAGATGAAGAAAAAGAAATATTTAAGACAGCTAATGAGATAAATCAGATATGGATTGTTGAACATGCTTATCAAAGACAACAATACATATGCCAGGCACAATCAGTTAATTTATTTTTTACCTTACCAAAGACAACGGAAGAACAAGAAGTACACGATGATTATATGCAGTATGTTAATGATGTGCATTGGTATGGTATGAATAAACTTAAATCTTTATATTACTTCAGGTCTAATGCTGCAAGAAGTGTAGAGAATGTGAACGTTAAAGTTCCAAGAATTAGATTAGATGATGTTGAATGTATAGCATGTGAAGGATGAAGACTCAATCAGCAAAAGCAAAAGGTCGTAATCTACAAAAGTGGACTAGAGACCAGTTAATAAAAGAATTAAAGATACATGTGGAAGATATTGAAAGTCGCCCTATGGGTTCTTCTGGTGAAGACCTTATTATGGCAAGAGCTGCAAGGAAGAATTTTCCTTACTCAGTTGAATGTAAAAATCAGGAACGAGTCAACATCTGGACATCCTACAAACAAGCCTCGGAAAACTGTGGAAAATACGAACCTCTAGTTGTAGTAAAAAAGAATAGGCATAAACCATTAATACTTATTGATGCAGAATACTTTATAAAGTTACATAAAAGGAAAAGATAAAATGAAAGGAAGACATATATTTGTAGGTGATATAGGACATGACGTATGTGATTATATATGCCAGGAGTCTGAAAGTTTACTAAACATATCTAATGCTACATTAGGTGAGAAAGAAGATAATACGGTAACAAAGACAATACGGAGTGGTAAGACTGGTTTTATAACTTCGGTAGATTATGGCCATCGTGATTTATGGGGCTATACTTCTAATATTTTATGGAGTTATATAAATGAAGCAAACAGGCAATCATTTGGTTTCGATGTTTCTTATCTTTCTAATATACAATATACAATATATGAGCCACCAGGAGACCATTACGATTGGCATATAGATACTTTTATAGATACACCAAATGCTTTTCAAAGAAAGTTAAGCATGACGGTTCAGTTAAGTGATGGTTCTGAATATGAGGGAGGAGACTTTGAACTTAGAGACGGCACAGCAAATCCCTTAAATCAAACAGAACTAAAACAAAAAGGAACGGTTTTAATATTCCCTTCTTTTTTATCACATAGAGTTAAACCAGTTACTAAAGGAGTAAGAAAAACTTTAGTAGCTTGGTTTGAAGGAAAAGCATTTACATAAGGAGGAACAAATGCAAGAAGAAATTTATGATGCTTTGTATAAAAAATACGAGGCGATGCGAGAGGAAGCTAAAGTAAATATAGAACTTTACTTTAGAAATCCAGTAGCAGTAGCAGACCATCCTAATCTAATAGAGACTATGGATGGATTAATAAAACAATATAATGAAGCTAATGAAAGATTAGAAGGTCTTAAACAGCTTTGGGGGGAAAGACATGGCACTATTGACTGATAGAGATTATTACAAACCTTTTGAATATCCTTGGATGTATGATTATTATAAATTACAAAATCAAATGCATTGGATGCCTGAGTCAGTTCCGTTACATAATGATGTAAAAGATTGGCAAGATGTATCAGAAAGTGAAAAGTATTTACTTACACAAATATTTAGATTGTTTACACAATCAGATGTAGATGTAGGTGCTGGGTATATTGATAAGTATATGCCTATATTTAAAAAGCCAGAGGCAAGAATGATGATGTCATCTTTTGCTAACATGGAATCAATCCATCAAGATGCTTATAGTTTACTTTTAGATACAGTTGGAATGCCTGATATAGAATACAAAGCTTTTGCTGACTACGAAGAGATGTCAGACAAGCAC